ATGATAAAAAAGGAAAATAGAAGAATTACGTCTATAATTCCTAAAAAAATATATGAAAAATTAGAAAAGGAAGCTGAATATGAAGACAGAAGTATTAGTAAGATGGTCGCAAAAATTATAAAAGATCATTATAAAATTAAAGATGATGAATAAAAAAGCAAGTAAATTTAAATACTTGCTTTTTAAAAATTCTTCAAAAAATCTAAAGCATTATTATTAGCCTGCTTTACAGAATCATCACTTTTTATATTAACTTCTATTTTTTTATCTTCAAAGTTTTCTAAATTTATATTAAAATCATTATTTATTATTTCCTCTTGTTGTTCACTATTTGTGTAATGTTTAGCATTATCATTTACACATTGTTTATCATAGTTTGTGCTATCTTCTATCCTAATGTTGTACATTGTTTGCACATTGTTTACACTATGTGTACACGTTTGTAAATTATTACCAATAATATAATTGTATAAAATATCCTTTATTGTTTCAGCTTCATTATACTTACCAAAGAGAAAGTTATATATTACTTCCTCTTTTGGGTTTTTAGTATTTACAGTAAATACTTTTCTATGGCTTGTTTCACATTTACTTCTTTTCTTCTTTTCCATCTTTTATACCCCATGTAATCTTGCTAACTTCTAATGCTCCATTTATATTGCTATATAAAGGCTCTTTATTAAGAGAACAACTTTCTGGAAGATTCTCTGTTATTACTTTTTCTATAACTGTAGAACCTCCACCAGTCCAAACTACATTATCATAATGGTTTAAATTAACATCTATTTTTATTTCATTTATAATATCATTTGTGAATGTTGCTAATTGTTTTTGAGTTATAGTTATATCTCCTTTCTTAATTAACCTTTCTATATCCTCTAAATTATATTCTTTATCCTCATTTAGCTTTTTCAACTTAGAATAAAAGTTAAGAACTCCAATCTTATAAGTAGTTAATACTTGTGGCTTTCCATTGTTCATAGCAACAACATTAGAAGTTCTTCCACCAACATCTATAAGTAATACAGCACTTGTCTTTACTTCATCTTCTAAAGTGAAATATGATGCATAACCTTCTGGAATAACTAATACATCATTTATTTTTACTGTCTTCTCCATCTTCTTAGATGCTTTAACTGTATATTCAAATGTCTTACCTTTAAGTTCATCAATATATTTTTGCTTATGCTCCATTTCACTTATTGGCAAAAGTAGTGTTAAATTAGTTTCTATATCTTCAATATCTTCATGTAATTTAGTAATAGCATATAATACTTGAGCTGTATAATCTTTATTAGTTTTTATATATTCCTTGCTGAATACACCTTTTTCAAAATAAGTATACTCTCCATCTAATAGCACATAATTAAATCCATCCGGAAAGGTCTCATAATTTTTACTTATATTACTTTTAAAATCGATTTTCTTTCCGTCTTGGTTAATTCCTTTAACATTATAATTTCCTAAATCTACTATTGATACTAAAACTTTTATTTTCTCACTCATATTAATACCCCTTTACCCGAAAAATTTTACAATTTGTTTATTACACATAGTTACAATTGTTAGTCCAATAATTATTGCTATAGCTCCATAAACTATAAACCAAAATCCCCATGTAATTAATACTTCACCAAATGTTCTTAGTTCTTCTATTGTTGGCATATTCATTTTAATAAAATTCCTCCTTGATTAAGGAGCAACTTTAAGCTATACTAATATTGCGTGTATTGGTAGTGGCTTAAAGCTGCTGCCTTTTTATTTTTCTGCTACTTTACCAATATATCCAATACAATCGTTGTATTCATTTTTTAGAATATAACACCATTCAAATTTAACCACTATATTATCCGGTCTTCTAACCTTCTTAATTTTATCTAAATAAATATCTACTGTTCCGCCTTCAAAGTTGGCATTTAAGCTATTTTCAGAAAATTCTAAAACCATATTTATCTTGCCTTTAACTAATAATCCAAATTTATAATAATAGAATGTGCCTTCTTTAAGTTGTTCTTTTAATTTTTTTATATCCATACTACATTTTCTCCTTATATTTCTCTTTTTAAATTCTTTACCCAATATAGATTCATATATAATCATTTCTAACCTACTTGATTAAATTAATGCTAACATCCCCTTCAAATCAAATGTACTTATTTCTTCCTCTTCATTATCAGTAGAGCAATCCCATCCTAATAGCTTTTTTTCTAAAGAATCATAATCATATTCTCTTGGTGTAAAATTATCAAACTTAGTTTTGGGCTTTCTATTCTTATCTTCTATAGGTTTAAAAGTATTTTTAATTTTACTTATGTTATTAATTGCCCATAGAGTATAGCTATATAGATTATCTGCACCTTGTTTAATTGCATAATTAAAAGCTTGAACTATTTTATCTACCTTCTCTTTAGCAACCTTCATTAAGCTCTTAGCTTGTTTATTTGTGAATCCAGTAATATCTATTACCTTTTGTTCATCTTCTGTAATTTCTGAACAATGTATTTGACCATCAAGTGGTGGTTTACCATTACTATCTACTGATTGATTTAAAAATAAATGCTTTAACATCTTATAAGTATTTTTCTTTCCTTTTTTGGCAATTGAGATATAACCTTTCTTAACTAAAGATTTTAAAAGTTTAGAAACTTTAGCTTTTCTTTTAGTTTTTAGATCTGACATTAATACCTCGTAGGATGGATAAGCATATCCAATAGATGTGTTGTAATAATCAAATAGAATTTCTAGCATGTAACCTTCTTCTAAGGATAGGTTATGATCTTTTTTAATTGCATTTCTAAATTTCAAATAATCTTTAGTCATTTTTGTTTCACCTCTTTTTATTTATCTTATGAATTTATTATAAATCTAAATTTAAGATTTGTAAACAATAATTTTAGATTTATTTTCTTTATTTTAGATTATATTTCTTAAAAGTGTTGTAATAACTAGGTTTGAGTAGTATAATTAATATATAAATTAATAGGAGTGATCAATATGTTTAATATGAATTTACATATATTGCTGGCTAAAAAGAGAATGTCTCAAAAAGAATTGAGAGAATTGACAGGTATATCATCACAAACTATGTCTTGTTACTATAACAATACTTTTAAGCAAATTAATAGAGATCATATAGTTAAAATATGTGAAGTTTTGAATTGTAGCTTAGATGATTTATTTGAATTGGATAATGACACAAAAAAAGGCTAAGAGAAATCCTAGTCTTTTTTTACTCAAAATAGTAAGTAGTATAAACAAATAATTAATATAAAACTAAATAATATATGAAGTTCCAAAAGTGCAACTTATTTGAATTTCTAAAAATGAAACTAATATTTTAAATTTAGAGTTTCAATAATAGAACTGGTCATTAGTTTTGATTTCAGAACAAAAAAATAAAGGGTAGCAAATAAGATTTCTCCTACTTGCTACCCTTCGTTTTCTAATTTTATGTGTAATTTAATCACATATATTATATCATAAATATTTAATTATTACCTGTGTAATCTCCATCTAAAAACATAGCTGCTTCTTTAGTCCTTCGTCTGTAAAGTCCTTCTATTCTCTTTCCTCCTCCATTACTCCATGCTTGAAAATTAGAAGTAATTGTATCTTTATCTATTATTCTATTACATATATTTTTATACAATGTTGAATCTAAAAGTCCTGATGTTCCACAATTATATGCAAAACTAACTAGTGCATCGAATTCATTTTGTTTTAAACTTATATTTTTATCATCTAAAGATTTTTTTATTATTTTAGCATATTTATTGTTAATTAAATCTTTTAACATTTTACTTGCCTTACTTTCAGTTATACTAGATAACCCCTTTATTTCATCTCCAGTCATTCCATAACCTAATGTTAAGACTCCAACCATATCATAATATGGTTTTGAAAAAAAACCCTCCCAAGATTTTATAAAATTAATACATGCCTCAGATACTAGGGAATTTTCTAACATATGACCATCTTTATCAAAAGTATATTGCTTTCCATTAATAGTTACAGTACAGTCGATATAGCACTTTCCTTTATAGCCATTACTCGATTCCTCAAGATAATACCAAACCCCTTTTAACTCAATCCATCCAGTTTGCATTACTCCATTAGAATCCATATAATACCATAACCCATCTTTGTCTTTTACCCACCCAGTCTGCATTATTCCCTCATCATTTAAGTAGTACCAAGTTCCGTTGTCCTCATACCAACCTTTTATGACTTTTCCATCAGTATTTTCAACACACCATTTCCAATTAGACATTATACATTCCTCCTTCTATTAATACAAAGAAAAAAGGCAGCTATAAACGCCACCTAAATTACTCTTTAATTTCTTTTCTATCTTTACTAAAATAAAATGCAATAATCATCATGTATATAGTTATAAACTCTGTACTTAACCTATTGGTAAATGCTAATACAGCAAAAACTATAGTCATAATTACCGATATAAGCCACCTTGCACTTGTAATCTTATTTAGTAATCTATCCATATTAATCAACTCCTATTTTTCAATTTTTAGTTTAATTTCTTTAACATCCTCTTTTATGTCCTCAACAACATTAAATTTATCTGCCATCTTATCTAGCAAATTCTGATATTTTGTTTCTCTTTCACCTGTAGTTTTAAGTACATATACTAGTAAACATGCAAACATTCCATATCCTAATCCTTGACTTAATGCTGCCCTTATTAATTCATCCATATAACACCTTCCTGTTTTCTATAAAAATAAGCAATAAAAAAAGACTATTTCTAGTCCCTCACCTTGCTTGATTTAATTATTATTTTTCTATACATTTATATATTTCTAGTGGTTTACTCTTATCAAATTTATCTAATGGCATAAAGGTTTCAGTTCCAACTGTCATATTTTGAGTTAATAAATTTACATCATCAAATCCATAAGTTTCATAATCACTTGCATTAGGTTTATCTCCACCTGTTAATGATAGTGGTGTAAACTTCCCATTTGAATAATTTTCTGGTTTTATAGTGTAATATTGATTATTTTGCTTAATTAAATATTTTTCATTTTGTAAATTTTCAACATACCATTCAGTAAAAATAACATCACCTAATGTCATAACCTTATAAACACCTTTATCTAATTTTTCAAACAACAAGTACCATTCACCTATTTTTGTGGGTATCTTATCTTTAAATAAAATAAATTCATCATTTACTTTTTTATATATTCTAACTCCTTCTCCTATTCCTTTTCCGCTACCACCTTTATATGGTATACCATATGAATATATATTGCTTTTTTTGAATATTTCAAATGTAAACCAACTAGTGTTACCATACATATAACACCCATACCAATTATCATCATAAATATCATTATTAATTAAATCTTTTATAGACCCAGTACCTACAATTCTATATGATTCTAAAAATGTTACTTCCCCTTCAGACTTTAAATTGTCAATATTCGGTTTTGCAATCCCCGCCATAATATCACTCCTATCTTATAAGTTTAAAATCTATCTTTTAAAACATCTAAAAAGCTGAGTGTCAAATTTGACACCCAGCTAATAATTAATCTTTATATCTCCACTAAATTCTACATACACTTGTAGCAATGTATTGCTTGCATATACTACATCAAAACTATCTTCTTTTGCTTGTACCCACTTACCTTCACCATCATACTGTAAATCAAGATTATCTAGTTCCTCAATATCTTCTAAATTATCCATAGAGAATAAATAAGCGAATCTTATCTTTTTACTTGTAATCAACTCATTCCAAAATACATCATTAATTTTATTAAAAGTTTCTATATCCATGCCATTAGTTCTAACACTCTCTACATCTAAATTTACATCTACCCATTTATCTGTTTTAAATACTTTCCATGTGTTACCACTATCTACACTACAAACTATTTTCATGTTTTTACCTACTGTGGTTAACTTAAAATAATCTATATGTTCTACATTACTTAAATTCATATCACCTGTAGGAATTAATAACCTATCAAAAGGTATAGCTTTAACTTTTAATTTCTGTATTAATCCTTCTTCAAAATCTTCAAATCCTTCTATGCTTTTATATCTGCTTAAATCTAATACAGTTGAATACTCTGTAAATGTTTCTTCATCTTTTGTTACTGTATAATCTTGTATATGTTCAGTTTTAAGATGTGCTTTTCCATCAAAAATTATCATGTCATCTGCTACAAAATCGTTACTTTCTCCATTAGTAAATTCATTTTTGGTAGCTATTATGTTTTGAGTACCTAAATCATATTTTAATAAATTCACTTTCGGCACTTTAAAGTCTATTGTATTGATAGGAATATTAACTATTTTTGGTGTTTCTGGAGTTGCCACTATACCCATTTTGGATATTTGTTTCATTCCACCACCAATTATTTCCCCGGCATCTACGCCATCAATAGTAGTGAATTTTCCTGTTTCTTCTGAATAAGCTACTAGCTGTTTATTTTTCCTATTAACAACATCTACATCAGTTAATTCTTCAAACTTTGTAATTCTCTTATCTATTATTTCTTTATGTATTTTCTCGCTTGACCATCCTGTTTTAGGAGATATAACACTATCATCAAGCACTACATCTTTATCTAAAGTTACACTAAAAAACTCACTCACATAACCACCTCCTACTCATTAATAACTAGCTGAAAATCTCTAACATTAAAATTATGATTTTCTACATTTTTAATTATTTTTACAAAGATATTTTTACTTTCAGTTTGGTTTATACTATCTATAATCAATTTATCGGTATAAGTTACACCATCAAAACTTAATTGTATTGAGTCATTGCTAGATGTTTGGGTGCCTATGCTAATATTCATATAAGCCTTATCGCCTATATTTTTAATAGTAATCATTTCATCTAAATCTTTAAGTAAAGTTGGGTTTGTACTAGTTACAATTTGTCCAAGATATGTTATTTCAAAATTATAAGGGCTTAAAATGTAAATATCTCCATAGCTAAGGGCCAATAATTCTGACTTATAATATTCATTCCCATCTCTATCCCTAAATATAAAATATCCCTGTGTTTTCGCATCTAAAAACACTTTACATTCCATCTCAGCATTAAATTTTCTAGTAAGGACTAATTCATCTTTTGAATTGTAAAATTCAACTGTAAAGCCTTCCTGTGCATTTTGAAGGGTAACATATGGATTAGCATATACTCTATAACTATCTAATATAAAATCTTGGGCATTATATTTCATAAATCCTTGTTTTGTAAGTGGCTCTGAGAATTCCATACCGCCGATATTCGTATAGACAATTCCATCTTTACTACTATAGGCTTGTACGTATCCATCTTTTCTTAATACCTTCCAATACTTATTTTGAACATCTATTTTTATATCTTTAATACCAAATGTATAATCTTTATTTCCTAAATAAATCATAGAATAATCATCGTCAGCCATAGTTTTAAAATTTTCTTTTTCTAATTCTATAACGAACTCTTTATATTCAAACTTTCTTTCTATTTTATTATTACTTATTAACTTTACTTTGCCTGTTTTAATATCTCTTGCAATATTTGCACTTCCTGCAAAATCACTAAAAGAAGAAACTAAGAAATAATTCTCAGCTTCAAGTAATCCATTTTTAACTTTTAATAATTCCATTTAATCAACCCCTACACATTAGGTGTCATTATGAAATCGTATGGTACAAATTCTACTATCTGTATGTTGGCCATGGATGTAGTACCTGTTAAAAGATCATGGGCCTGTTCCAGTGCATCTTCATAACAATTAGTGGCATAACTTGAAATAAGGCTCCCAGTTTCATTTGTTTCATTGCCGTAAGGTAAGCTGGCCAATGTCTTATCTTTAATAATGCCCCACATCTTTTGTCTTGGTTTCTTAAAATCTATTAAACTTCCTACTGCTGCCATAATATAATTACCTCCTATGTTTTAGCTTGAATAAGCTTATTTTCTTTCTCAAAATTTTGTGTTTCAATATAGTAATGACGTTTACCCTTGTTCTTATCAAGTGGTTTCATTAGATCACCATTTCGGGCCACTCGATTGAAATTTCTTTCCTCATCCATGGCCTTTGGGTTCCTCCATATTGGCACCCTATTAAAGTGATGGTTTTTTAAGTATTCCCTTAAGTTTTTAACTAAGATCCCGATTGCTTGAAGTCCGTTTTTAGTGTTTAGGAAATACACCTTTTCAGCCTCCCATCTTATCCACCTATACGCTCTATAATAAGAGTGATTCGGCCTTGATGTGTCCATGGTGTACCAATCGTAGAAAAGTTCCATAAGCATTTGAATAGCCTCTTTACCGCTTACGTTTAACCATCCTTGTGTGTTCTTATGCCATATCATCAATATTATGTTTGTAAGATCTGTCATAACTTCGATTGATATTGCAGCCGGTGGGATGTGTGTATCAATTCCCCACGTTTTCCCCCACTCGATGGGATGGTGGTCATATCTTAAATATTGATAGTTGTCATTATTTAAAAGATCAATCATACCGCCATAATCTCTATGAGGTACGATTAAATGATCCCTTGAATCTGTTTCATTTAACCACCACCATCGTTTTGTTACCTCAATGAATTTATTATCACGAGGTAGATGGATCACTCTATCGGGTGGTCCATTTAAAGATCTCGATTGCTCTTTGTAAATATCATCAATGGATAAATTAAGGATCGGTTTTTCATATTGTCTATATACTGGCGTAATTGTTACATCATTTAGGCCAATAGAATCAAGCTTAAACACATTCTTACTATGGATTTTATCCGCGTACTTCTCTTGGATCTTAAATATATCCGTAGTGTGTAGCCTGTCCACATAAGAATTATTGATCTTAAATATATTTTTACTTGGTAGCTTGGTGAACACTTTTGAACTATAATCCTTTGAAATATCCCTCATTGTAATTTGTTGTACCAATTTATATTCCTTTATGCGATCCACCTCATGTGTTATTGATCTATAAAAAAGACGTTTGCCTATATGTTTATCCATAAGCTTTTCGGTGATCCTTTCAAGATCTGCCGCACCCACATATTGATCGATTGATGTAACAGTCTCATTTGCAATTAACTTTCTTGAATCATCAAGGGCAATATTTTTAATAGTTTCAACTCTTGAATATCGTTGGGATTTATCTCGGCCAATGTCTTTATTATTAACCCTATTAACTAACTTGCCAGTATGATCCTTAATAATCTCCAATTCATTAACACGATCGGTATAATGTGCCTCGTCATATTTGCGGATCTCTCCACGTTGCAACTTATTCAATAATGGGCCGTGCTGCTCTCTCGATATGTCCGAAATATGATTCTTGGACATACCCCAAGTAATGCCCTTTGAAACTTCGATCGGTGATTCAGCACCCAAATAGGTTTCTCGGCCCTTGTATATATCGCCCTTGCCGATTCGATCAATTTCAAAATTCATGTTGCTACATTTATTTAAGCCACCCAACTCGTGCATATTGAGGAATTTCAAACCATGCATATAATCAATAAGTAACGGCGTTATACCCTCAAACTCTTTTGCTGCTGCTACGTTTATTTCACGTAATGGCGGTGTTAATTCCATCGATGCGGCCTTGTTTAATTCAATATCGGGCCTATTTAATTCCTTTGATCCTGTTTTTTCGATCTCCGGTATATCTCGGCAAAACGCTCGACTATGCTCGATATTAATTTCTTTAGTAGCTGCCACCAAGGATCTTTTAATCATACTTTTTTCAATTTCTGATATATCTTTATATACCAATTTTGTAACCTTAGTTTTTTCGATCTCAGTTACCCGATCGATACTTGTTGGTTTTAGTATTTCATGCTTGTTGATCTCTACAGTAGTGTCATAATAAAAGGTTCCACTAGAGGAAATATCCCTCACATACTTAAAATCACATAAGGGAATAACATTATGCAAGGGCATATTAAATCACCTACTTTTTATTGTGTTGCCTTATAACATCTTATCGCTACGCAATAATTTACATTGGCACTATTATTCAAGAAATGATATGGTGCGGTAATCTTGAATTTCTTATAATATTCTTCCTCTGCCGTATCTTTTTTATATGCTAACTTATCCATATCGTAGATACTTGATGCATCACCCGCAAGTACATTAATCATCTTACCTCTTTCCATATCTACTGGATGCACTAAAGTTATATCTGAAAATTGGTGCTTTTTATGATTCCATCTTGAACCTTCAACATTACATTTATCCATAAATGGATTAGTCGCATAAAATGCCGGATAATGTGGCTGATAAGGTAATCCTATCTTATTTGCAATCATACAGAAATCTGTAATTCCTGTTGCTGTTCTTTCTCCATAGGATTGTGAATAACACGGTTGCACGTCTGAACTTGTGGTAATTCCAAAATTATAAATATCATCTGTTGTTGCACTATCTTCAACCGGTTTTAATGCTCCGATATATGCATAACTCGTTAGGTAATTTGAATACGGTGCAACGTCTGCTGATGGATCACCTCTTAGAACTAAATTTATAGAGTCTTTAGTAATATTAATCCAATATTGAATTGGTAAAAAATCTTTTATGCCCGATTGCACCTTTCTATACCATGCCAAACGATGACTATATCCAACCGCAATGTCAAGATCATCCCCCGCATCATTTAATGAGTCAGATATTGATAATTCAATGTTATTTAGTGCATTACTCTTAGTCATTGCACTAACGTACTCATTATATCCACCGCTTGATCCCGCCATCATTTCCAATACAGCTGCATCCTTTCTGTGAAGTGGACTATTATTATAATAATAAGTGTGTAAGTTATTGAATTTAACTATTGTAGCCTTTTCGTCTTGTGTTAAGTCTGACTCTAAACGGTCAATTTTTAAATAAAATGATTTTCCATAACTTGTTGTTGCCTTGATAATACATTTATCTTTTACTCCGCCGACTGTAAATTGAGTTTTTACAGTAGTTGTGGAGCTGTCATCAGTAATCAGATCTATTTTTGCTCCCGCAGTGGCTCCTCCTATGTCATTTAATGAGGATGGGTAAACTAAATCCCACTTATATATCCCCGCTGATTTTGTAATTTCTGTTGCTAATGTTTTAACTAAATTTTTAACACTGGAATTACCTTCCGTATAATAAAAAAGTTCTGCCATTTTAATTCCTCCATTAAAGTACTGTAATATTTGATTTCAAGTCGCTTATGGTGAATGTATCAATTTCAATAGTACATACACCATATAAATATCTAGTGTCATTGTGTAATTTAACATTATATTCTTTTAATAATTTAGGTTTACCAGTTGCCGTTTTATTATAGATCTTTACACTTACGGGATCATTTAACACCACACCATTATAATTACGTAAATGTATTTCTAAACTTTTACCATGATTCATATCTACGCTTAATATTTCGGGATTGGTGTTATCGCTATGTTGAGTATAATCCCAATTTAAGTACATCCCATTTGATACTTTATTAGCAAATGACACATGATTATTACCGATAAACCCATGTAAATCTACATCAGCATTTCCAGATTCCCAATTGACAACCACTGTAATATCCCAAGGATTTTTAATCATATCCATCCAATATTCATCATCAGACACTGGTGGCGGTTGGGGTATTATTGTTGTTTCTACACCTTCAATGTATTCTAAATCAATCATTGTTTCTCTACTATTGCCGCTATTATTTTCAAAAATAAAAGAAATGGGCGTATTAGCATTTACTTTATAATAAGTATTAAAATGCTTATGTTCGCCCACTTCTTTAGTAGCTGCATTTTTTATTATTTTTTTTTTGTTTATCTCTAAATGGTATAGATCTTCTTTTTTCCATCCGCTTTGATCTACGTGTAATCCTGTTAAAAATACATCTTTTTCATATATGAAATCATACTTGGTAGACTTTACAATTGGTGGTATATCTAATAATGCACCCTCAACCTTTTGAATACCTTCGATTTTTTTATATACAAAATCATAGATCTTTTTTTTTAGATCCTCGTATTGATTCGCGGGTAATTTACTTATTATATTTTCCATTATTGACTCAATACAATGGGTGTTTACTTGTGGATATTTATATTTTAATTCACCCACAATTATATCTAATAATTCATTTTTTAATGGCTCGGTTAATTCTTCAAAGTTAACCACATATTTAGGTAATCCATCACTATTAGGTACCATTTTTAATCCTCCAGTACCGCAAAATCAACCCACACTATGCGACTTGATCCACTATTATTATTAAATACAAATCGAATCTCTTGACCACTGGTCATAGGGTAATAAACATTGAAGTGTTTATGTTCTCCATACTCTTTAGTTCTAACATTGTTAAATAGTTTAGTTGATCCAACGTAAAGATCCCAACTATCTTCATAATTCCAAGTGCTTAAACTATAAGTGATGCCGGTTATTCGTCCGGCCGCGGGCGCTTTTAATTTAATCTCATATTGACCAGTTGTCGATATGATTTCTAACATTTCACCGTAGATCTTTTGAGTTCCACTTACACCCATATTCCCATTTAATGTATCAAGTTTCGCACCTAATGCGGTTAATGCATCAATAAGATTAGTATAATCTACACCTTGAATCTTTCCTTTTATGTCGTTTAATAACTTTTCAATTTCTTCTGTTGAAAAAGATAAACTCCCAATATCAACATCAATGCCATTTTGTAAGTAATCCTTAATTAAATCGCTTAACTCATCAAAGTTAACAACATAACTCGGTAAACCCATATGTATTCCCTCCTTTAATCAATAGTAATAACGTCAACTTTACCGCTGCTTGAATTTCTATGTAACACAATATCAAAAGATCCATCCGGATTCTCTTGTTTAATATAATCAACTTTTCCATCTGCGCCTCGATGCAAGATCTGCCTCCACACGAACCCTCTTGGAGTTTCGCCATATTGAACCTCGGTAACTTTACCAGTTACATCATCACGAATAAACTTACAAGGGTATTCCGGTAAATCCGGATAATATGGTGGCATTACATTTGCACTACCATGTGCTGATCCATCATGTCCATTTATCACAACTCTTTTATTTCTCTGCTGATCCAACCGATCAAATATGATCTTTGCGGGTTGCATAAAGTCTTTAAAAAAATTAGCCACAACCTTCCAACTCCTTTAATCTCCAACATTCCGGATGAACCACCCCGAAAGCATCATCCATTAATATTATTTTCACGAAATATCCTCTCATCCTCATTGATGTTGGTGTCATGTTACTTATAACACTCCCCCATACTTCAATAATCTTATTATTACCAATATAGAACCCCATTTCACGTTGATCGTTGGGCCATGTGACAATATCACCGGCTTGTAACTGATCCTTTGTAATTGGGGTGCACCAATCATTTTTAATAGTGGGTTGTGATGTGGTCAATGTGTCTGGTGATTTCATACCAATATCAATTAAAGTCCGTGTAATAAGGGCCTCATCTCTCATACCCCATTCATCATATGTACTATCATGACGATAATACATATCGGGGTGAAAAGGCACGTCAAGATACTTCATAGCTGCCGCCACGATTGCATCTCTCATTCCCTTACAATCAATCATTTCACCTAAGAACTCAACATCATGTGGATAAAGGCTCTCTAGTGTTAATTTATCAACATATCCATCATTATCGTTATACGTGGTAGTCATACCAATAACTCTATATACTTCCACAACATCATCCACCGTGGTCTGAATGATCTTATCCACATCCATATCAATGTTACCATCTGCGGCCATAATGTCTTGTGTCATTGCTGATCGCCACATTGTACAAAATCGCTCATGTGCTATATTGGCAGCAACTTGTTGATTTATTGCCAAGTCTGAATCAATTACCTCTACATCATCCCAACCATTTAAATACTCTAACATTTTCTTTTCTGTGAATATCCATGATTTTTTATGGTCACTATCACTATTATTTTGTATTAGGATGGTGGGTTTTAACATTGATCCGGATATGCTAGTGGATGCACTGGTAATGTGATTCACTTCATCATAATTAAAATCATATCCGCTAGTATATTCCAAGTAAGCCGGTTGCACGATTAACGATCCATCTTTTCGGGCCAATATAACTGAATCAAGTGTCTGACATAATGACACAATCGCATCATATATATTTTGACCATTTGTAATAGTGTATTCATTAATTAATACTGATTTTGATACAACTTTAGGATCAAGGGTAATGCTTTGACCCATAACTCCTGCTAACATTGATATTAATGCACTTGTATAAACTTCCTTATATGTTACTTTAGGCATTGGGTGGGCGTTTAATCCTCTTTTTAGTACCACACAATTATCATGTAACGTCAATTCCACTTGCTGATTATCACTTGATATTCTATAATTTACAAGCCATCCGGTAAATTGAATTTTGCCATTTATATAAATAGTCATTTTATTCATAGGATCGGCCACAACATTAGAATCATTTGTAATTGATTTTCTAACAATTGGAACCCCTCCAACATAAGGGATTCCATCACATACTAACTTACATTCATTTATATTTGTTCCGGACCTTCGGTCAATGTTTATATCAATAATATACTTTGATATATCACTTTCACCGCTTAAGGTTTTATTTCCGATTTTCCTTCGGTTTAATACTTGAAAATTATTTATCATATGCCACTTACCTCGCAATTACAATGCAATTCTACACCAACATAATAAATATCACCCTCGATAGGCATATCCATGGACATACTATCTAAGATCCTACCGGTATATGTATAATTCCATTCATCAATAAACGTAAATAGATCCACACCGGCGTGTGCTAAAAATTTTTTATAAGAATCCTTACCGTGTGTTGCTATATCAAAAACCACACTAAATTTTATTTTAGTATCATTCTTGCCGTTAATACTCTGAAACCTTGTATTACCCTTTAGTGGTTTATTTTTTATAAGCTTAAAGGATGGTAAAGCCGGAGTGTAATTAGTTATTACCGCCATAACTTCTGAACCATCTTCATATTTAAGAGTAAGACCATCCAAGTAGTCTTCAGTAACTCCATAAGCTTTAGACATTAATTATCACTCCTTTCTATAGTCTTAAAGCATCTGCCATAAACTCATTGACCATACTATTTTTAAATGCATTTTTAGCCATTCCTTTTAGTTCACTTGTAAGCTGCGCCGTGCCTTTTGCTCCAGTATCAGCAATATGAACTTGCATATTAATATTAGGTGTAAAATTAAGTTGTTTGGCACTTGAATTTGCAATGTTACTTGATCCAATATAATCACCACTTAAACCAGTATCGCTTAAATTAAAATTCGGTTTAACATTTCCAAGTTTCTTAATCTTGTCCGAAACACCTTCAAACTTACCGTTAATGGCTGATTCGTGGGAATCCATTCCCTCAATTAAACCCTCGCCAATGTTAACACCATATCCTTTAAATACTCGAGATGGTGAGTTAATGCCCAATAGCTTTTTAAACGTATTTTTTACACCATTGGCCATATTTGATGCTCCCTCTTTTATTTTACCCATGCCCCGTTTTAGTCCACCTAATAAACCATCAACAATCCAATCGCCTATATTTCCCATGAAGTCTTTAAAACCATTCCAAATACCTTTCCAAAATTCTATAGCATTACTAAAAAATGTTCCGATTTTAGTACATACAGTTTTTAAATGTTCAAACAAAAATGTAAATGCCTCTTTTACTTTATCCCAATGTTGAATTATTAATAATGGGATTCCTAAAAATGGTGCAATAATAGTCAATATTGTTGGACCCCATTTACTAAAGAATGATTTAAGCCACTCCCAAAAACTACTAAAGACACTTTTAACCCATGCCCAAAAGTTTCCGAAATATGATTTTAAGTTATCCCAATGTTTTATAACCTCATATACTACAACCGCAATACCTCCAATGATACCTATAATCATTAAAACTGGTGGATTCATTATCATGGGTAACAGTTTGAAGATATTTGCAGCAGTCTTAAGTTTACTAAACACACCGACCACGGTTCCAATGGTGTTAACTAATTTACCTAATATTAAAAATGCTGGACTAAGTAAAGCAATACCACCAATTATCATTCCAATGGCTGATTTTACTGGCTGTGGTAAAGCGTTAAATTTATTAATTAATGCGATTAATATTGAAACTAATTTATTTAACATTGGTACAACAGCGGTTGCTAATGATATTTGTAATTCCTCAAATGCACTATTTAAAGTTGTCAACTGTCCTTTTAAATTATCTTGCATTGTATCAGCCATTTTTTTAGATGCACCATCTGCATTAGTTAAATTATCATATAACTTGTTATAATCAGCATCACTGGCATTGATAATACTAAGCATCCCTGACATGGCCTCTTTTCCGAAAAGTGTTGCGGCTGCTGACGCCTTGGTTTGCTCATCAAGGCCGCCCATCTTATCCCTCAATGTGTCCATTACTTCTTTAAGAGATTTCATGCTACCATCGGTATTAGTAAGACTAATACCGTATTGATCCATTACATCTGCCATGTTATCTGTGGGTTTAACCATATTAGTCAATGCGGCCCTAAGTGCAGTACCACTACTTGATCCTTTGATTCCTGCGTTGGCCATCAATCCCAAGGCTAACGATGTATCTTCTGCTGAATACTTTAACGCACCGGCTACCGGTGCAACATATTTAAATGATTCACCCAGTAAACTAACATTCGTATTTGCATTACTACTGGCGGATGCCAACACATCAGCGAAATGACCACTATCCTTGGCAGTCAATCCGAATCCTGTTAATGCGTCAGTTACAATATCGGAAGTTGTACCTAGATCCTCACCCGCTGCGGCTGCCAAGTTTAAAATGCCCGGCAATCCTTCCATCATTTGATCAGTTTTCCAACCCGCCATCGCCATATATTCTAGGGCCTCTCCACTCTCCTTGGCGCTAAATTTTGTACTGGCTCCCATATCCCTAGATAGAGTTGATAATTTAACCATGTCATCGCCAGTGGCTCCACTTATTGCCTTAACTTTAGACATTTGTTCCTCAAAACCCATAGCAGTGTTTGTTGCTACCGCTAAAAAGCCTCCCGCTGCTATGGAAGGCATGGCCATTGCAGATCCGGCAGATGTCATTGAATTTCCCAATGACTTTATGGAATCTTCTGCACTATTTGATCCACTAACAAAGTTTTTCAAATCAGATCCCGCTGATTTGATTCCATTTGTAAAGCTTGATTTATCTAAGGTTAGATATGCAATGGCCGATCCTACGTTTATCGACATATACTCTCACCCCCTTTTTTGTGCAAAATAAAAAGATCATATTTCTATGATCCGTAAACTCGCTTATACGCTCGTGATTGATTCAAGTTTTGTTGTTTTAATTTATTATGTTCTAATGCTAATCTTTCATATCTAATATCGTTAACCTTTAATTCGGATGCTTTCTGACGAATTAATTCCATGGATTTTAAGTTATCTTTTATTTTTTGATCTTGATACATAACAACATATCTATGTTTACACTTAGGACATAAAAAATAATGCCTATCCACACTCTCACTATTAATTTGATTATTTATAGTTTTAACTTTCATTATTTTAGGCTTTAACTTAAATTCATGGTTACATTCATCACACTTAATTACTTTATATTTAATTGTGGCCATAACTTCACATCCTCATTAATTATTTGATTTAAAATACTCTATGAGATCATCATTATTACGTGGTGTATCATTCTCAAATCTTGGTTCTTGTGCATCTTCCTTATTCATTTCTGACATAATATAAACACAAGCCTCATCAAAACAAAACGCCTCGTAATCATTGGTTAAATTAATTACTTGACTCGGCCTCTGATTGAACTGTTTCGCCATCGCCAATATTGTCATTATTCTTGGTGTCTTTAGGAAATGTTTGTATCGCATTTAACCCCTGTTGAGTGTAATTAAATAACGCAACTAATTGCTCATCAGTCAGCTCTAATCCAACACTTTCAAGATCTTCGATAGATGGTTCAACCAATGCATTTTCAGCCATAACAAACATTACATTTGTTAATTGATCAAGATCAACGCCTTTGCTTGATTTTTTACCATAAAACAATTCTTCTGCTGCACTTAATAAAGTATTAGGAATTAACCCTTTTTTTATTAAGCCTAATAATGATGCTCTTTTAACTTTTACGTTAAACGGAATATTCGCTTTAAATCTTGGTAGTTCAATTACATCACATTCCGCCATGGCCTTTAATTGTTCTAAATTTGTTACTTGCATTTATATTCATCCTTCCTTAATGTTTATAGAGTTGTAAAGTCAACTGAAATAGGTGAAGTAGTACCAGTGCCACTTAATAGATCACATGATTTTGCAGTTGCGTTGTATTTGGTTGCAGCCTCAATCCCATCCGGAATAAATGTGACAATGTTACATTTTCCATCGATGGTCAATGCCCCTTTTACTATGCTGCCATCTGAAACTTTACTTATAATGAAGTGTGTAACATCAACATCATCCGGATCAATGGATGCGGTAAATGTCCATCGCACGTTAACTGTAACTTTAACACTAACATCCGAATTATCATCGCTCACCTCTCCACCCTCAACCCCAGTCATAGGTGGTAATATATTTCCATCATCCTCTCCATCTCCACCAGTGTCACCCCCGCCACCAATTGGTGGCGGACTAGGGCAACTTACTTACAGTATCAATATCAACGGTTGTTTCACCTCGAAATGGTATGGATTCAGCCTCAAACTCCGGTACTATGAAGTTCCCATCTTCAATCTTGTATTTTGGTACTTTACCCTTACAGTGTTTCCATTCGAATTTTGTATATCCAGTAGTACGACTATAATCCTTTTCCTCTGTATATACTGTTAATGTGAATAAATCCTTTTCCACTACTTGTCCCGCCGGTATAGATTCATAATGATCTCCCTTAATAGTTCCACCATCTACTAATTGCATAACATTAATATCAAATGTATTATCTTTTAGTTTAAGCTTATAACCAATTACAATATCCTCGGTTGCATTAATGCCAAGAATCTTATTTTTAACCCTTAATATATCTCTTTTACCCGCACTTAATATTGGTTCAACATCAATTGAACTTGCAGTATCTCCAATATCAAAACTTACGCTTGTTTTCTCATTTGTAACTATACATTTAGCCACATTTACCAATGTTTTTCCCATTATTCAATTACCTCCTTAGTTTTTTAAATTGTTGATATAGAACACTAGTGGTATATGCTTGCACTTCACTATCTATAATGTAAGGTGTTTCATTCCCTGTGGGCCTTAACTCGTCTATATCCTTTAATGCATCTTTTATATTCTCAATATATAATTCCATAGTTGAGTAATTATCTATTGGGTGATATATGATAATATCAAATGTCTTATATCCGGCCACATTTCCAACCATAGCATGAACTCCACTTTCTCTCACAACAACATAACTATTTTGGCATTTATCTCTCTTTTGACCGGCAGAATACACATCATATCCTAACTTTACTAAATGTAAATAGATCTTTTGCCATACTGTTTGAGGTGTAGTTTGATTAACTAAATGTGAATGTAATGTGTTACCACTATCAATATAATTAAAATTTCCCATAACATCACCTTCCTAGTAAATTACTTAAACCCCTTAATATCTCCGGAGTTAGTTTGTCAACGGCCGGTTGCAATGTAGCGTATTTTTTATCATGGGCCAATTCTAAATATGGGAATTGTTCCGTATTTCCCGCAACATATACCACATATTTATCGCCTTCCATTTGACTTCCACCCTCGATTGTTTTTCTACTTAATCCGGTACGATCTACCCATGGAGCACATTTTTTAGCCTCGGATTCAAGTTTCTTACCCGCGGTATCACCATAAACTTTCATGGCTGCCGCGGTTCTAGTGTTAAATGCTCCAAGTCCTTCTAATAACCCCTCAAAATCAATGCGCATAAAATTACATCCTTTCTAATGACATATCAAAAACAATATCTTGAACGTTTCCTAATTCAATTATTTTATATTTCACACCATCCAATGTAAAATAATCATCTTGTTTTATCTTTTTACTTTCATCATTATTAGTTACTAATAATTTATCTAAATACCCACTGGTTAAAGATGATGCTTCACCCGATTGTAATGTCAACTTAAGGCTATTTTTATAATAATAAGCTTTGATTGTACACACATATAGATCTGTAACCCTCTCATTAAATACATTTACATCATTTCTTAAAATGTTAACACTTTTCAATAATCCCTTTTTTTCAAGTTGCTTATAGATCTTTACACTTACTTTTGCTCTATTTATTTCACTCATTAGCAGCCATCAACTCGCCTTCTACTTACAACATACGTCGGTTTATTTACCTTAATTTCATTCTTGAATGTTTCAGCAAGAGTTAACCAATATGATCGATTAGATTCTAATTTAATACCTGAAACCGTCATGGCGTCATCTGCCGCAGCTTTCAACAAACATCCTTTATAACTTGCCCTCATTACGTCCCCGTCGTGGGTATCAAGTAATAATTGTAATTCTGAATCTTCAAAGTATGGATATTCTCTTTCTTGTAAATTAAATTTTAATATTTCAATAGATATGGCCATGAATTATTCACCGCCTTTTTCATCCTTATCCTTTGGATCTTCTCCACCCTTACCCTGTGTATTAGTGTCCTTTGATTGCTTTTCTAAAATTTCAACACATCCTCTTTCTTCTAATTCCTTGGCCTCATCTTCATTTAATTTTAAAGTTTCATCAATTTTGAATGATTTCCAATCATGTGTAATGTTAACTAATGCTTTTACTGATATTTTCTTGGCTGCTGCCATAATAATTCCACCTTTCAAATTCATAAATTAATAAATAAAAAGGCACCCATAGGATGCCTATTCAATTAGTTTACAGATGCAAAGAAACAATCATCCGCAGCCTCAAAACTTGGCATACCAAGTTGAGAAACTTTTGTTTGAATTGTTACTGGATCATCTTTCTTCATGGTCATAACTGCGATTCCAGTTCGTACGATTGCCACGTTAGATCCTTGATTGAACATCTTGTCAGCCTCTTCTGGAGTAGTTCCATAGTAAGTTGCCCCAAGTGTTCCAGTTGGTATCAATGTAAATTTACCACTTGCGAAATATGGTTCTTCTTTACCATCTTCAAGCTTATAAGATCCATTAACTACCGCAAGGGAAACGCCTGTTTTAGTTTGAATGAAAGATTTAATTTCCTCATCCGATGCTATGTAGTTAGGATTAAGTGGATATGCAGATGCTCTAATCTTCTCATTAGCTGTTAACCATCCGAAAGTAGTTGTATCTAATACCGCTCTATTTACGATTTTACCTTCTGTTCTCATTTGTCTAACCCATCTAATTATATCTACTATTGGGTTTGAATTTACTGTATCACTCCATTTAGATGTACCACTTAATACTTCTTTGTGTGCTGCCGATACTCCAAAATCGAATACCACATCGCCATCCTCTGAAACTATAGAAATTACACCACCATCGGAAAGTAATTGCATCCTCATTCTCTCCATTTGCATATCGCCACCATCTACAAGATCATTGTAGTTGTCGAATATCTTAAGCACTATTGTATCAATAAGATCTTGGTTATTGGCTTGTAAAGCTAATAAAAGATCTTGCCTATCTTTTTCATTAATCATTACTGATTCTTTGAAGAAAGGCATATCTTTAGTTACTTCATCGACTTGGGCCTTAAGTGCTCTTACTTTTACAGCAACATCAAATGTTGAAGGTCGTAAAACTACCGGTTTTTGCTTTGCTCCTTTTATATATTTAAGTTCCATACCTAATTGTTTCTTTCTTGGGAATAGTGCCTCACCTATAGTTGTTTCCGGTGCTAACTTCGTGATGTATGTTTCAATTTCCTTGACGTTTATAATATCTCTCCAATCCATTTACATATCCTCCTTAAATTATATAAATAAAAGCATCTTCATAGCTGATTTTGCATTGCTTGAAGGTGCTTTCGGTAACGCTTTTTCATTTACGAATCCAAATATAGTTACTGGTATAGATTCATTACCATTTGAATGTTTAAAGTTCACATCTCTATAAACTAATCCATAAGCTTTATCATCAGTAATAGTTGTCCCATCAACGAACTTGCCATCTTGGGCAATGATAGTTCCCGCCGGTAAAACCTCATCATCATTTAATGCTGCAGTAATATCAGTCTTAGTTACTTTAATGTTCACATTTTGGAACATCTCACCCACTAATTTTAAAATTGACTTGCTTTCACCCATATAAGTTATTTTTTTTTCAATACTCATAATTTCTTTCCTCCTGTTATCTTTTTAATTAAAAAATTTATTTTGAACTTCTGTGGCTTGGTTTGCATTTTTTCTTTGTTCTGCTAATCTAACACCCAAGCTTACTTGACCCTTAGCATCGTCCGTTAAACTTGATCCGCCACCTAATGATCCAGTACCTCCTTGTGGTTCTTCACCAAATAAGTAAGCATCACTCTCCTTAAGTTTTGTGATTTGTTCATCTAACCCCAATAGGTTTTCGCCATCAAGGCTGATCTTGTCCATTTCAAGGGCCTTTTTTAAGATCCCTAAATTTTTAGGTTTGAAATCACCCAACTTCTTTTCCAATGCTGCATCAAACTTAATTTGTTTTAATGTTGCTTCATGATCTTCATTTGCCTTTTGGTTCTCTCCTTGTAATCTTAATATCTCTTTATTAAGTTCCTCATTATCCTTGGCCTTTGCTCCAAGATCCTTAAGATCATTATCTCTCTTTTTAATGTCTGTTTTATACTGTTTTGCAGTCTTTTCCAATTCGTCATAATCTGATTTTTTGACATATTCAACACTATCAACAAGATCTATATTTTCATATTTTGTTTGTAGATCTTCGGGGATTTGTGAAAAAGATTCCCCTAAAATTTCTTTTAACTTTGCCATTTTGCATCGTCCTTCCTTATTTTTTGCATAAAAATAAGCCTTATCGCTAAGACTTAACTACTTCATAAGTTTTTTCAAAGATATATGGTTTGCATGGATAAAATTCACCGTTTACACCTTTAATAATAAAATCATTAATATCAGCTCTCATTGTCCCTTCCAATGTTGGAATTAAAACAGCATTACTATCAATAGATAAATCTTGTTGACCTATAAATTCTATTACTTCCAATGTATTATTCCCGGTGAATTGTACTGCTTCAATGATCACTGGTTTCTTTCTATACTTCATTATTTCTCATTCCTTCCTAATACATTTCTTTCAATTCTATCTTCCTTACGCATATTTAACCAAAGTAAGGCTTCTTCTATATGTGTTAATGCACAGGCATTTTCTCTACAAGAATAAGGACCTCTTTGGAAGGCTTTTAATCTATCCCTTACCATTTCTAATAAATCTTCATCACAAGCACCATGTTGACTACCCTCTACATTTCTAGGACCTTTTTGAAATGTTATTACCTGTTCTTTAGGTACTTGTAATCCCTTATCAGACATTATTCCATATTCATGACTAGCTCCACCATGACCTGCTTCATCACAGGCAAATACTCTATTTAATTTTTCTCTCTTTTGGATTGTACTTAATTCTTTCATCTTTCAATTCCTCCTTATTTTTGGGTATTAAAAAAGCACCTACAATCGCAAGTGCTCTAATATATTACATCATCTACGGGTGGATCAATTTCATTAATTGATTTATTATTTTTAATACATTTATCAATAAGTTTCATTATATTCGGCTTTGGCAATGTATATCTTTCCATTGGGAATACATCACCAAACTTATCGTAATAGGCATCCAATTTATTATATAATTCGTCCATTAGGGTACCCCTTTCTATAATTTCATTATATCATTTATGTAAGCTTAGTCAATAATTTCGTTTATGATCGTTTCAAAAGCATCACAAGCTTTCGGGAACCATTCTTTCATGATCTTCAATCGTTGAGGGTTAGTGTAACCACTAGACATATGCGCAAATGCCTCTGATGCAATCTCCAATTCAGTGTCGCCCCTCAACCAATAATCAGTAGAGTGCCCCCAACATGGTCGAACCTTATTTAAGGTTAATCCGGAATACATATCTTGAACCCCACTTGCAAGATCACCTTCGGCTCTTAAAAGATCTGTAAGTTTTCCATTAACAAATGGTTGCGGCTTGCCCTTAAATAATGGCACATTTAATCGATCTTGGTAATCTTGTTGAATCGCATTTACAAAACGTTCATCATGACTCAATTTAACCTTTTTACTGTGTATTTGCCTCGATCCAACATCATCAAGTAAATGGCCGAATTCATGGAAGAATGTTGAATGTGCACCCCTTCCCGTTATATCTGCGGCATCATTTCGCACATGCATTGTGATTCCACCAGTATACGGATGATAATACGCGTGTTTTGCATCACTTGTCTTATCGAATTTTAATTTATCTTGATATTTGTTATACCATTTTTGCATGAACTCCGGTGACTCATTAATCATCTTTTCAACATTTAGCCATACTTTACCTAATCTCTTATCCTTAAAGGCTTGGGCCATGGTATCAAAATTGATCGTTTTATTTTCTAATACCTTTGGTGGCTCCTTGCCACCATGATCGGTATACCATTTATCTAATTTATCATTTTGAACACCATTAACCCATTTTCTCAACTCTGTTCCTATGTCCTCCATAGATTTTTCAACAACCGGCGTAAAATAGCATATGCCATTGGGATGATCTAGTGGTAATTCATGCGGTTTGAATATTAATCCATCCCTACCGCGGCACTCGCTGCAAGTTCCACGATGTGAATTACTAATGTTCCATTGTATACCTTCAACAAATGGATTTTTACCACAAGATCTTTGCATACTTAACTGATATGCGTGTGATATTGAAGTTACCGCTAATCTAAATGAATTATATTCTATGTTCCTATTCCCAATCTTAGGATATATCTTTTTAAAATCCATATCTCTTTTGGCGTTAGGGTTCACATATTTTGAAAGATCTGCGGCAATATCTGCAATGGATCTTTTCTCTGCGATACCTTTTTGTATGATATAATCAAAATCCGCATTTGCCTTATTTTTATTATGCCATATACGTTTTGAAAGGCCCTTACCATCTTTATAAAAACCGCCGCCAACTAACTCTGCGATTGTTTCTTTCGGAACCTTTGTAAACATATTTGAAAAGGTTGGATCTACGTCAAGCATATCAAACATTTTACTTTGAATCTCTGCGGCATAGGTTGCTGATTGTTCCATTGCTCCAGTGAGCTGCGATTCCAATATAGTATTTAATTCACGCACGGCGGCCCTAAACTGGGATCGATAATCTTTCAACCATCGATCATTCAATGAACCAAATGTGGAATCCTGTGTCCTAAGTCTTAAGCTACGCCACACATCATTATACATATCTTTTATCGCTGCAATCTGATACTTTGTGAGTTCAATCCTTTTTTGTTGCGCATCCTCAACTAATTTTAAATACTCATTCAAACATTTCACCACCATTTTTGGGTATTAAAAAACACCTATCATATAGGTGCAATAAACATCATCTTAAAAACCATGTACGTGAAAATCCCAAATGCGATAATCAAAAAAAAATACATTAAACATAAATCTTTTGTATCATATGAGGGCATCCAACTTCCAGTAAATGCACATACTACAAAGCCACCTAATGATGCTAAAAACAATAAATAAAATCCAATTAAAAACATTGATAACAATTTTTACACTCTCCTTTATTAGAAAGAGTATATCATACTTTCAAATTTAATTGAATTGCTCGTTTTCTGCTGCAGTAATTTTACTAATGTCCTCACATAGTTTATTAAATTGATCTTCATGATCTTCATCTGTTGAAAATTCTTTTATGTAGCTGCGATGAGATCTTACATTTGCCGTAACTTCTTCCATTGCAAGGCGTTTCTTATCTTCAATATCTTCGGGTATTGGATAATTTCTTTTAAGTATCACATTAAAATCAATAGAACTCCAATCATTAACCCAATCGTCATAGCAGTTAAATTGTGAACATGATTCAATAATCAAACGTATTAACTGAATGAATACTGGTTCCCAATCAATCCATTTCTCATCACATCGTGCAATTAATTCTGTGAACAAGTATTTATATGCCTTGCCACTCAACACTGATCTTATTTGCTCCGGTTTCGGTATAGCTAATTTCTCATGCATACTATCATCCAGTAGGTTTAAAAATATCTGAACTGGTGATGCATTAGAAAATGTATTTTCAACTTTCTTATAATCCGCAGTCTTATCATCTAAAGATACTAGTGGCAGTAAGTTGTTAGGTGCTACTTTTACACTCTCAACGCTATCGGCTGTGGCATCTATAATTACATCTTGTCCAAACATATTGAATCTCAATGCATCGGAAAAATCTGATAATTTTCTATTGTATTGATCTTGCAATGGTTTAAGATCTTTAATATCACTTACACCCTTTGATTCTCCGATACTCTGTTCATTGCAAATTACCCAACAAGGTATCTTTGAAAGTCCAGTATATGTTGTCTTTGACTCGATCGCTATTGAAACATTGTCACCCTTAAAGATTTCAGTATTAAGCATACATTTTCCATCATCTAGTAAGTACGTGTATCTATACCACATCTGTTCAGATGTAATCATACCTACAGTACTTGGAGCTTGCTTTACCAATATAACCTTAAGTAAACTACTTGGATCATTGGGATCTACTTCATAATAAAAATCATTTATTGAGTGCCAATACAATCTAATTGGTTCATTTGGATTGGCCTCCAATCTAAGCAAGACCCTTTTTGTGATTGTTGCCAATCTAAAAGCCTTTAGTGTTTGGCTCCAAAATTTATTATCATCTAATATCCAGTTTACGTATTGGGTTAACTTGTGTGCTGCCTCATTGTCATTCATATCATAAGGCTTTAATATAACATCAGGCCTACGTCCAAACATGAATCGGGCCTGTTTATTAATTATAGGCTTAATCTTATTGTCAATGATTTGTGCTGGCACATAATCAAGATCATCAAGTGTGATCCAGTTTTGCCCTAATAAATCACTGTTGGTTGCTGCTGCCTCAACATCCTCACACTCTCCATGATAGAACATGAAATCGCGGAACGCTAATCGCCTTTCTTTTAATTCTGTAGAATCCAACTTTAATAATCGTTCCTTAATTGTACTCATTAAAACACCTTACTCCCTCGCTTTTTCTTACCAATCCTTATGACACCCTTACCCTTACCATAAACCTTACGATCATATGTTGTGTTACCGACTTTTACGCCTTGCACTCCATATCTCGCAGCATCCAAGCAATGGTTATACATATCGATTGGTGTGTTAATATACTCTTTAGTAATCTTATCTTTCTTCCAAGCATAGTTCTTCAATTCCTCAATGACGTTCACACATGATATGTGAACATAGATCTTGAATTGCTTAAGGAACTGAATACCATTAACAATAGAATCTTTACCCTTCTTTGCAGGTTTAATCCTTGGAACTCCATTTCTCTTGATCTCATCGATGGACTTTCTTTCTGCTGAATCTGCGAATATTATTTCCTTACCATATCCGCGCTTTACGATCTTTAAGGCCAAGGCATCATTTAACAATCCCTTTTCATAAAACTCATCAAATATATAAATTTCTTTGTTGACCTCATCCACAATCATAGCTATGAACGCCGAGGGGTCATTCACATAACCAAAGTCAAGTCCGAAACAAGCCTTTGCATATGGTCGTTGTTGCATCAACTTGCGCCAATCGAAATCGAGTTCCTCCCAATTCGTATAAATAAGCTTATCCAATGATGCGAACTCACCGAGCGCATAAATTCTATAATAAACTGGATCGGTTTCCTTCATCTTAATTAACGCATTAATATAATCATACGGTAAGAATTTGTTATCTTTATATGTGGTCTTTAACACCATGGTGTCAGATTCATCATAACCATTTTGGAACCACATTTCATAAACCCAATTACTTTTCGATATTGGATTAAACATTACATGAATTTGATTATATCCGTTTTTTGATCTAAGTCTTAACCCTAATTGGGAAAACTCTTGCTTATCTATTTCCGTACATTCTTCAACAACAATATCATCAATGTTAGCTATAGATTTAATCTTTTCTGAATCATCCAAGCCTTTAAATATGAATGTACTTCCATTAGGTAATGTGATGCTCAATAGGGAATCCCTAATCTCGCACCTCTCCAATAAGTGCCAATCACTCAACACTGTTTTGAATAACTCAAATATGGAATCCCTCAATGAATTACCAACCTTACGAATCACTAAGCATTTACGATTTGGGTACTCTAAATATTTAAGTATCATCTTTTGCACAACAAAATGAGATTTACCGGAACCCGCACCACCATAGTAAATGTTAAATCTAGTTTGGTAATTCTGTAATTGTGGTAAATATGCATCATTGAATATTGATTTATTTATAGTTATTTTTAACGGTTCTATGGTGTGCCTCCCTTCTAATTTTGTGCATACAAAAAAGAACTCCATTAACTAAATAGAGTTCTTAAAAATTAATATTTATTTTTAAAAATAAATTCTCTTTTCCCGTTGACTTCCACGTTAAAACGTGGTATACTATATATATAGTAAAGGAAAGGAGGGAAAAGATGCTTGATATAATCTTAAAAGTAGCCACAATCATCTGGATAGTAATTCAAATTGCCTGCAAGCTAGTTGAAATTCTTGAAAAAGATGATAGTGACCACAAATAACCTTGGGGGATTAATTCCCCCTTGTATATAAATTATATCACATCTAAATATATTTATGAAATATTTAAATGAAACTATTACCCTTATTCTTATCTTGGTTATAGTTAAGATTATTGATTTAAATAATCTTTCTATACTAGATATATTAATATTCATATCAACTTTTATATTAATCATTCTTAATATAATTTCATTATTAAAAAAGAGAAAGGGATAAAATCAATGAAACTTAAAGAAATCCGAAAATCTAAATTTTTAACCTTAAAGGCATTATCTGAACTGAGCGGAGTTCCTCAACGTACTATTGAGGATATTGAGCGTAAGGATGAGTGTAAAGTGTCCACAGCAATCAAGCTATCTGATGCATTAGGAGTAACACTCGATGAACTTTGCAGATAAGCTACCAAGTGTAAATACCTAATAACAAAGGTATTTACACTTTTTTTATAAGCCTTAAGTTTAGAAATAAAAAGATGGTTATTATTAGCCATCTAATGTCTTTCTTTTGTTATTCTCTCTTATTAATGTACTCTTAGATATTCCTGTAATCTCTATTACCTCTGTGTAGCTTTTATCGCCACCATTTACACTAAGTAAACTTAAAGCATGATTAATTTGCTTGTCAGTGTATGATTTTGGTCTACCCTCTTTAAATCCCTCTTTAGTCTTTGCAATTGCCTTACCACTTTGAGTTCTCTCAATTATCATTGCTCTTTCAAATTCAGCAAATGCCAAAAGATTAGTTACTATTAATCTCCCCATTGCTGTGTCTTCAATCAATCCCATATTCAATATATGAATCTTAACACCTTTATTCATTAACTTATCAATAAATTGCAATCCTTCCTTTGTAGTTCTGCAAAATCTATCAAGCTTACAAACAACTAATGTATCATCCTTTTCAATATTTTCAATTAATTCATTAAATATTGGTCTTTCTTTTGCTCCACTTTGACTTTCTTCAACTAACCTTGCATTTTCATATTGTTTTAATATTTTATTGGTTTGTTCCTCAATTGAATTACCATCCAATTGACCTTTTGTACTAACTCTTACATATCCATAAATCATAGTTAACAACCTCACTTTTTCGGTGTTTCGTTTTGATACTAAGTATAGACACCGTTGTATATATTAATTATAGGTCAATAAATTCACGGTGTCAATACTTTTAAGTTATGGATATATTATTAATTTTAATCTTCTAATTTAACTTGGATTTCATTAGTTCCCGAAATTTCAAGTTTATCCTTGAACATTCCCAAGTGTCTACCGATGTTTTCCAAAGCCTTTACTTTGTCATGGAGTTTAACTTCAATTCCATTCGCACCTTGTTTGATACTTGATATCGCTGCGATCTTATCGTCAGGTATATCCTTGGTCGCTTTTATTTTGACAACCTTATCCTCATACTCATCGAGTTCAACTTCAACATAATCATCTATATTAGCGAAACCGATCTTGGCAAGTTCATTCAGAACCTTATCTTGAGTAATTTCGGTTCTAATTTCTCTTTTTCCCATACGCTTCTCGATGTACTCTTTGATGTTAACTTTTGTTAAATTGATAGATCCTATTTCTTTCGCACTAGATTCGCTATAACCCGCCCTAATAGCTGCCTGAGTAGCATTAAGATCAATTAAGTACTCATTACAAAAGAGCTTCTGTTTCGCAGTCATTTTAGCCATATATTCACCCCTCCTTTACCCTTAAATATATAAAAACACCTAATAACTCACCAGTAGGGAGCTAATCACCTACCTGTTATTAAGTGCTCTTTGATTTATTTCTATAATACTATTATATACCCCTAAAAGTCTGTATATTTAAAGAAATCTTAATCTTTTTTTAAACTTTGTTTAAGAACAATGTTTTTATTATATTATTTATTATTCCTGCCTTCAATTCACATATATACTCTTCTGTTAAATCTAACTTGGCTGCAATATATCTATTCTTTTCTTTATTAAAATATCTCCTGCTAATTATGCTATATTCTCTCTCTGTTAGATTGCTTAATGTATTATCTATCTTTTCTATTTCAACCTCCTTTATTAATTTAATTTGTTCTAACTTTTTAATCCTATGCTCTCTTGCAATAACTTCATTTTCAACTGATGAATTGAATTTATTTGTTGGAGCAGTTTTTTCTTCATATACTATTGCTCCAACTCCATCTATTTCACTTTTTAATAATTTAAGATCTAAATCTATATTTTTAACTTCACTCTTAGTTTTATTATAGTTATAAAGCATTGCTTCTGTTTTCTTATACAAACTCATTTCTCATCACCTCAATTTGTTTTATCTTATTTTGTAACTCTATTTTTTCAGCTTCAAGTTTTGCTTTTTCTGTCCATTTTTTATCTCTAATTGCTTTTCTAATTTGCTTGTCAATTTCTTCAATTCTATCTCTATAAACTGTCTTTAAATCAAATTTCATTAAAATCACTCCTGGTTACATTTTAGGTAACATTTATTTGTAACCACTTCAACCCTTATTATTACTACGGTTGAGCCTATTTTCTTCATGGTTACATTTTTCAAAATATATACCATGTATCTTTTATAAAATATATATGTATATATGTTTCATGTAATATATATATATTTATTTTTATGTAACTTTGTAACTATATATATATAAATGGCTCAACCATGCCGATTTAAGGCGGTTACATTTGGGTTACATTTGGGTTACATTAAAAAAAATATGTTACCTTCTCTTTTTAGCTATGCGAATTAACTATATCTCCCCTGTATCTACAAATTTCTGTAGAATAGGAATTAACTCTTTTACTTGTCCTCTTGTTAGATGCATACGAGTAGATAGTAAAACATCTTCAGGAATTGGGTATGCTACCCATCCAGTTCCTTCTGTTTCGGTCTTAGAAGCCATTATTCGAGGATTGGCACTTTCTACTGGTTTTATACAAATCTTTAAATTCAATTAACTTAAACCCTCTATCTGTTTGTTTTTCTTTTAATATATTTATTGATTTTGAATTTCTACTCATTACATATTTCCTCCTTAAATTAACTTCGTATACCCTTCATCAACTGCTCTTGCTAAATCTTCCTTTATACTTTTTTTAAACTTTTGATATTTAACTTCATCTAAATCCTTTAACATTAATTCTGTTACAATAGCAACTGAATCAACTACAACTCTATATAATTCAGCTATATTAATATTTTCTATTGTTTTAATATCTATTGATCCATCATTTTCTCTAATTATTTTTAAAATTTCTTTACTCATTTTTCCAAACTTCCCTTACATACTCATATATTCTCTCGTACTACGTCTTTTTATTTTTTCTATTTCAAGTATATCTTTATAATCTGGAGAATAGATACTAGATTCGTAAGACTCACTCACATCAATAGTTAATCCTTCCTTTCCATATCCTATTAGTCTTCCTTTTGCTTTGATGATAACAGATTTATGAAAACCTCCCTCTATAAATCTGTTATTAAATTTTATTTTTACTATATCCCCCACCCTAAACTCTTCATTGTTTATCTTTAAAACTAATTCGATAGTATTCATATCTTCTTTTCTCCTTTATTTTATGAGTAACCTAAGCTATACTAATATTGCGAGGATTGGTAGCGGCTTAAGTTGCTGCCTTTTTTATTTACTATAGTAGTATTGTTAATTAACCTCTATCTTCTAACTCCTTTTCTCGCTTTTTAAATAGTTCTTGATTCTCTTTAAAGTACTGTTTTTCTGTATAAGAAACTAACAATATTGTCAGATCCCTTAACTCACCAAGTGATTTTGCATTTAATATCTTATTTTTTAAAATATTCATAAAATCCCCCTTATGTCGCAATACTAACTGTCACTTTAACTTTTAATCTATTTAAAGCTATTGCATAGTATTTAAATTCTTTTTCTATGCCTATGAAATTTCTATTTATATTTATTGCAGCTACTGCAGTAGATCCTGAACCAATGCAATTATCTAAAACAGTTTCGCCCTCATTTGTATAAGTTATAATAAATTATTAATGTTATTCCAGTAATTAGATATTATTAAACCTTTTCTAAAACACATTGTACACATATCTTTTATTTGTTTAGCTTTTAATCCTTTCAAAATCATTTCTCTTATTGTTTTATAATTTATAGGATATTTCATTATTGTTTTTATTAAAATCTTTCTATGATTTTTACTGTTTACTAACATTTTTAATTCTGTATATTCATTTTTGTACAAAACTTTCATAAACTTTCTTTCACCCCTTTGTAGTATTGTGAAATTATTTTTTATTTAATATAAAAAATTCTGCTCCACATTTTGGGCATCTAACGCTTCCAATAATTCCTTTATTAGTATATTCACAATAATTCTCTAACTCAAATGGAACATTACAAAACATTCCGTGCCTAACCCTTTGAATCCATAATCTTATACCTATCATTATATTTTCAAGCATTATATTCCCTCCTTCGAAGAGTTATTGTACAAATTTTACATATTATAATTAACCTATTTTTTTAAACAAACGTGTTGGAGCATGATATTTTCTACCATCTGTACACATAACCATCGTTTGCTCTTCACTTGCTGTTGGAATGTATTGTCTTATAATTACTCCTGTTACTCCACTAACTATACAAATAACCTTATCACCAACATTAATTTTATTGTTCATGTTCTCACCCCAATCTACATAACGTGAACTATTCTTCATTTCTTTTTAACCATTCCAATAAACCATTTTCAAACTCGCAATTTTTGCACTCATATAATCGTTCGTTTTCTGTACCTATATACGATTTATCTGTGTGGTGAGTACCGTAATTGATACAGTGATAACACCCGAAATCTCCCCAATCCTTTCTATCTTGGTTGAATTTTTTGTCAAGCCATTCAGCTAATTCTTCATCCATCATTGACCTGATCTTATCTCCATTCGTCATAATGCAACCTCATTTCTTCTACATATTGTTTGGAAAAGTGTATTAAGAACTTAAATTCCAAATACACCATCTATTACTTTTTGCTCCTGCTTACCTATTGGTATCTCTGTTAATTCTGGTTCTACTATGGAATGAAGATTTAATTCTCTCGTTCTTTCCTTACTGTATTCATCAAACCTTACTGGTTTATTGTCAATTTTTATTACTTTAGATGAAGACTTTAATAAATACCCTGATTTCTTTGATTGCTTTTTGAAATCATTTAGTTTTAAAGGAACTACTTCAGCAGATCCTACTTGATTTACAAACATATGAATTTGATTAATCATTTCTGATGTCCTTATAAATAATCCATCTCCTCTGTCAATAACAACATTTTTTGAGTCATAAGCTCTTCCATCTTCAATCATGTTGTTATATAGAGTTAACATTTGCTCTATTGTTGATTTAGTATCGCTTCCACCATCAAGTACTTCTTCTTTTATGTTCTGGAATATATGTCTTTCATAATTCTCTATTTTCTTAAGTCCATGGCGTTCCAATAAAACATTGAAAATCTCAATTCCACATGAAATATTTACCGCAGTAGTTAAGGCTCTATTAGAAAGATTATTGAATTTGCTTTCAGATTCTTGTCTTATATCTTTGTACTGTTCAACTGATAAATTCAATATTTCATTAATTATTGATCTGCCAAATTTATTAAGTATGTTTTCATTTTTAGTGAGCCACATCATTGAATCTGTATGTTCTTGAGTTCTTTCTCTTTTGGAAATATAAACTATACAAGAACGTTCTATGGCTGCTTTTTCTTGGTTCGGGTAGTTTTCTTCTCCTGCCATTATTAAAGGTCTCATAAATCTAAATTCTTTATTAGTTTCAAATGATTTATTACCCCTAGCAACTGTTGATCTATCATATAAATTTCTAAATACATCACTTAGCTTTAGGAGTTTATACCGGTCCATCATGGATGGTTTAAATTCATCATATAAACTTGGATAATTTCCTGTACTTAAATCCCTTATCATTGCAAAATTTGTTATCATTCCAATACTCTTTTTATCCTTTAATGGATAATTTAATATTGGAGCTACAACATTTTCTAAAATTGTAGTTTTACCTGATCCTGATTCTCCAACTATAAGTAAATGATGAAGCTTTTCTTTGGCTTCTTGGTTTTGATATACTGCAAGGTCATTAATGGTTGTCCCAACTATAGGAATTGCTTTATCTGCTACTGCAAATCTAAAAATCCTTTTCTTGAGTTCAATCAATTCTTCTTTTGATATTGACTCTTTTTCTATTATGTTAATTTCACTATTATCTGCAACTAAAGAGTGATCTAGTCCATAAGCTGTTATAGCTCCATTACCAGTAACAAGTGTCAATTTATCATTTTTTTTAATAAACTTAACACCTAAGTATCTTTCCTCATTTTCTATTGCAAAATATTTATTGATCCAGGACTTTAAATCTGTAACATCATCTGCTTTACCCTTAAAAGCTAAATCCAATGTTCCTAAAAAATTCTTGAATGATTTAACATCATCAAATACCGAGCTTGGACCTATCTTTTCTAAAATTTCATTAGTGCAACTTTTTAAAATTAATTTAACACCTTCTTTATCATCTTCAATGAATCTTAATCTCTTGGCTTCTATGAGTTTGAAATCAGTCATATAGTGCTTTCTATAGTCTTCTAATTTCTTATCATACCAAAGTTTATATATGCCATTAGAATCCTGTTGTAATTCGTATGGACTCTTTAAATCTAAACTTCTATTAAATGCATTAAGTAAATCCTTTTTGTCATGACCTGATTCTAACCAATCAGTTACATCCTTGTTATCTCCTAAAGTTTTTAATCCTGGAAGATTGATAAACTTAAATTCCATGGCCAAAGAATTAAATTGTTTATAAATATGCCATTTGTACTGTTCTCCTGCTTCTCCTGTATCTCCAATACAATAAATCCTAAATTTAAAGCCATTCTTTAAAACACTAAGATCTGTGCAACCTTTAATGGAAGTAGTAACATAATCCATACCTTTTAATATAGAATTAATTATATTTGCATCTTTTTCACCTTCAACAAATATTATTGTCTTTTGATTTTTAATGCCATCTAAAACGTTGTATAAATTGTATGGAACCTCGTCGGAACCTCGTTTATTTATCACTTTGCCGTCGTCGGCAACATGATAATAAGGAGTTTCTTTCTTTCCATTTGCTTTAAGAAGTTTAGCTTTATAGTAAATTACCTTGTTATTTGTATCTACAAAAGGAAATAATCCTAAGAGCTTGTATCCCCTTTTATATTCAGTATTATCAATCTGCCATTTAATATAATTTTTCACTTTATCAATATCAAGTTCTTTTTGTGTCTTTTCATTTTCAAAGCCTAAATATTCTCTAGCTGATTTATAATTTAATCTCTTAAATTTTGTGACAAAGTCTAATGCATCACCCTGTTCATTACATCCCCAACACATAAACTTATACTTATTCCTATCTGGGAAAAACTTAATACTCATGGAAGGTGTTTTTTCATTATGGAAGGGACACTTAATGTATCCCTCTTTATTGAATTTTTCTCCTGTCTCTTGTTCTATAAGTTCCTTTAAATCTATATCTTGTAATTCCTTCAATTCCTTATTTACCTCCTAGCTTGAATCCATTTAATCTTTCATATGTGGTCATTTTTTCACCTGTAATACCTTCAATTTTAGTTATTATATTACTTAATTCATTTGTTACTTTATTAAATAGATCTAAATGCTTTTCACATTCCTTAACTGTATGCGTTTTAAAATATTCTTCGGCTTTTCTATTCCTATTTAAGTTATAATTATATTTTTGTTTTAAAAGAGTCAATTGTTTTTCCATGAATCAACCTCTATTTTTCTTAAGCCTTTGACTGTTCTTCATTCGCTTTTTATATTTCTCTTTAGCTTTATTTTCTTCATTAAGCTTTAATTTCAAATTAAGAATTGCTTTATCAATAATCTCATCAACACTTCTCATTTGATACATAAGGTGCACCTACTTTATTTTTACTGTTTATCTTTTTCTTCAGTTTTTCAATATGCTTAAGTTGTTTGCTTGAACATTCACTTAAATCTGCTGCATAAGGACAATTGGGTTGTTCTCCCATGTAAGGAATACTTATATCATCTAGCATTTTATATATTACACATTCAGTGCATGGAGTTGTACATCCAACACACCTTACTGCTGCTATATCCTCTAAAATTGGTTCAAACTTTTCACGCTCAATAACCTATCTGTAATCTTATTAGGTTCTATTGCAAATGCTCTCCTATCAAATTCCTTAATTTTATCAGCGTTATGCATTATTTCTAATTGAGTGCATATAATTTCAACATCTGCAATTTCTTCTTCAACGTTATGTGAATTACCATTCTTAAAATCAATTAAAGCCTGTATAAGCTCGCTGCACTCTTCCATAGCAACTACTTTTTGAATTGCTTCTCCAAAATTCTCTATTGCCTTTTTACAAATTAATATTGCGTGATCATTACTGATTTTCTCTAACAATTGAATCAACATTCCCTTCTTTTAAAAAGTTTCTTACCGAATAATACAAAAGTCTTAGTATGTGGTATCCACTGTCTATATTAGAAGTGAAAATTGTATTCTGAATATATTTATCTTGTAAGCTTGAAAGTTTACCCATGAAAGCTTTACTACTATACTGGCTCCTATAATTACCTTGCCTAATATTTTCTAGTCCGCTAGGATCTTCAACTACAAGAAATATTTTAATGCCTTTCATTTTTGCCCTTATAAGTTCTCTTTCTAGTCTTATATCATCCCTTGTATCTGCTTTTTCTCCTAAATTTCCCGCAAGTTCATCTACGCTATTTTTTCTTTCAACACCAACTTTAAAATATAAATCTCTTAGTATTCCAAACTCCGGTCTCGCTGTGATTATAGCTGTATAATCACCCTCATCTATTTTTTGTCTTTTATAAGGTATTTTTTTGCTATCGAAGTAAGCTAATATATGGTCATTTACCTGTTCTCTAGTATCAAAAAGTATTTTTAAATTTTCTTTCATTAACTTTTTAATCTCTGTATCTGTGAATTTATATTTAATACCTTCCATTCTTTCACCTTCTCAATTGATTTTTATTTGATAATACAAGCAGATAACTAGGTTTTTAAATACTTATATTCTGACTAATTTAGGAATGAGAACATCATTTGATGAAACTAATGCATTAATAACACTAATATTTATATCTGGTGGATTATCTATAATGCAATAATCATATTCCTCTTCTATCTGTTTTAAAGCTTTTCTTAACCTATATTGCTGTGGTCGTCCAACATCCATAATCACATCTAAGTTAGCTTTAAGCAGATGCATATTTGCTGGTATTAAATCTAAATCTACATATTCTGAATTAGTTTGTACCATTTCTTTTAAATTAATCTTTTCAATAGATTGCTCTGCTACAAACGTAGGCTTTGTGTTTACTGTAGATGTTGTAAATAATAGTGATAAACTAAGTAAACACATTGTCTTGTTTAGCATTAAATTCCTTCTTTCTAATATGTAATTTCAATACTTATTTTTCAATTTCTATGTTATTGATTTTACTTATTCTTTTCAAATAACTTTTTATCCATTCTTGTTTTTCTTTTTCACTATCTTGTTCGAAAAAGTATAATTGTTGTCCTTCTAACTCAATATAGGAATGTATTTTGTTGCCATTAATTTCAACATCAAACTTTATTTTAGTCATATAATAATTTACACTTCCTTTCTTTGTATTATTTATGCCTATTATTTTAGTATTGTGAAATACTTATCTTACATAGTTAACAAATTCATTTCCTCTATCACAGAATTCTTTTACCATAGAACAAACTAATCCAAAAGACATACCAGAATGTCCTTGACTTTCAATTTTCTTTTTTGCCTCATCAAGTGTTCCATTGTTATTTAATATTTTTACTATATCTAAACAACAACCTAATTCCATACCTTGATACAAGTCATCAAGTCTAATAGGTACGATTTTATCCCAAAATTCCCACTTATCCTCTGTTAAGATTTCTCTTCCTTTTTCCATCCACACTTTTTCTAATGATGGTATCTGTGCCTTATGCTCTTCTTCCTGTCTTTTAAAATCATCTCTCATTTTTTGTTGAGCCTTATCAAATTCAAATTTAGTCTTACCTGTTATTTCTTTGAATGCACTGTCCATTGTTACTGTATCAGAATATAAAACATGTCCATTAAAGCTACCAGATACTAATTTACCTTTTTTCTTATAATCTAATAATTCATTTACAGCACCTTCAATTGTATTACCAACTAAAAATTCAATTTCCTCATATTTTTTCATTTAAAATTCCTCCTTAAATTTGGTTCGTACTTTTTACATTTTGTGCATTATTCTATCTTTGCAAATAAATAACCAAAATCAGAATATTTAAATTTTGTATGCTTTTTCTTTTTAATGTCTTTTCCTTCACATGGAGCTCTACCTTCTAATACTACTGGATTATCACACATCTTATCTAAATTTAAGGGGCACGCTTCATTTAAACATTTCATTTTGATAGGCTCATTAATATATCCTTTTAATTCTTCTGTTGTTGCATCAAGCACCTTAGCTATTTTATTAAGTTTTTCATCACTCATATTTCCACCTCACTAAAATGGCATATCACCATCATCTACTGGAGTTATATCTGCATCAAAATTTTCACCATAAAAACTATTATTTTGTGGTGCTAAATATTCATTGGAATAACTGCCAACATTACTTTGATTGTTATCGTTCTTATTATCTAAAAACTCTATTCCTCCGTACATATCAGCAACAACTTCAGTGGCATACCTTTTAGTACCATCTTTAGCTTCATAATCCCTTACAGTTAATTTTCCTGATACTGCTATCTTGGAACCTTTATGTGTATAATTAGCTAATGCTTCAGCACTTTTGCCCCAAACTACTATATTTATAAAATAAGCTTTCTTGTTATCTCCAAAGCCATCTTCCACAGCTATGCTAAAATTAGCAACTGCTTTTCCATTCCCTGGTGTAAATCTTAACTCTGGATCTTTTGTCATTCTTCCAATAAGTTGTACTCTATTCATTTTTTTATTTTTCCTCACCTTCTAAATATTCATTTTTATTTGTTTGTAGTCTTTTTCATAATCAATTTTTATCTCTAGTAAATTACTTGCCTCTAAGTCCGCTGTATGAAGGCAAGCTCCTGATTTATACTTTTCCCATGCATTACTTAATGTTCTATAATCATCTTTACTTACATAACCACCCATATGCCATCTAATTCCCAACATTTCTTCACCTGTAAGCCTAATAAAAGTTTGAATTAGTATTACCGATTTTTCACCATGTCCACATGGGAGTTCATCTTCGACATCATACCAAGGTATTTGTTTCCATGCTCCATCAATCTTCTTATTTCTAGTACTTAATTTATAAAAGTTTGCTTTACATAAGTCATGTAATAAAGCCATAATTTTTACTGAGTCTTCACTTAATCCCAATTCATATCTTTCATTCTTTTCTTTAAATAATCTATACACATTTAAGCTATGTTCTACTAATGCTCCCTCATAATTTCCATGAAACATTGTTGATGCAGGAGCAACAAAAAAGTCGCTCTTTTCAATCCATATTACAAGTTTATCAATTCCTAATCTATCTACGCCTTTAATAAGTTGTAAAAATTCTTCCTTATTTGATTGAATTTTACTTTCCACTTTTTATATCCTCCTCATAAATTATCAGTCCATTTGAACTATGCTGATCTGCTGAATACTTAATATCTATAATTTTTTTATCCTTGTTTTCTTTAAGCCATATATTTATTTGAGTTTCTACATATAAATCATTATTAAATTCTTTAACTTGCATTTAATTCACCAACCTTTAAAATGGATTATCTTCATCTATTGCATCATTCTCATTTTCTTTAATTACATCTACATTAACAGTAGAAATTTCATCTTCTACTGGCTGAATATTTTCTTCTGGTACATCTTTAACAATTTGATATTCCATTAATATTTTAATTAATTGATTAGCTTGATCTTCGGTCATACCTCTAAGACTTATTCCATCTTTATTAGCCAGTTCTTCAAGTTTACTTACATCAGCTTCCTTACCTTCACCTGTCATTAATTCTTTTTCCTTAGCTAATTGCATTACTTGATTTTTTGATGATACACTAGCCATTTTAGGAAGTTTCTCAACATGTGCTGCTTTCCTTTGTTCTTCTTCAATATTTACTGGTTCATGATTTAATTCAGTTTCATCTATTCCCATTTCTTCAGCTGAATACATTCCAACAAAATCATCGGGGAATGCTTCTCTTAAAGCTTGTACTAATGCAACCTTTCTTATCATTGTTCCTGGTCTTGTGCTCCAATTAGAATTAGCCTTACCATCAGCTTTCTTTCCCTCATATTCGTCATAGGACACTGTTATCATATCTGCAAATTTTTTATTTTTAGTGTGGACCTTTGCCCATCCACCTACTAATTGTTCTCCGTTTTTAACATAGAAAGAACCTTCTCTATACTCAATTTCCTTTTTAAAATTTACTACTATTACACCTGCTTCTACACCCTCATAGTTAGGATTTCTATTGGCTCTTTTAGTAAAAGCATCTTTACCAACAATCATTGTTGCAGGTCTATTTCCAAATTTAATTAAATGAGCTTCCTTAACAAATGGGTTCAACCCTTGGCTCTTGCAAAGCATCATAAACATTCCAATTTCTTCATTTGTTACTGCTCTTACATCTCCATTAACTAGGTATTGTTTCACCATGCCTTGAGTTAGTTCGATTTTTTGTCCTCCAACTTCATAATTGACTTTTTGTATTAAATCATTTGCCATTTATCTTTCCTCCAATAACTTCTTTATTTTTCTTTTACATTGCTTTAATTTTGATATTGTATTTGATTCAGTATTTATATAATGCTCTAGTATTTTAATCGCCGGACTACCGCTGTAATATCCGTTTTTATGATAATTAACTTCAATACAATTTACATGAGCTGAATATCTAACAAAAACATCATGTCTTTTCTTATTAGTAACCTCATAAGCTAACTCTGTAATTTCTCCAATTAGCTTTTTAACAACACTATTCATTGTCTTCATCCACTATAAGCTCATCCTCTAATGGTGATGTATAAACAACCTCATTGTTCTCTTTTACATCTACTGTATACCCTGTATCCATTATTCAATCACCTCAATTTTAATTGCTTTATCAGTAGTAACTACTGCTTTTATCATCTGAGTATCTATTTCTAGAACCTCATTAATACTTTCAGCATTATCTATAAATATAGGAAAATGTAAATTTTGAATATTAATTAGTAGATTTGCAATTTCAAGCCCTGCTTTAATCTTTTCAGCATTGGATAACTTATTAAACTCTTTACCTTCATAGTTGATTTTAAAATCATCTTTAATCTCTCCATCTTTAGTAAGTTTTTCAAAACTTATATCTACTTTATCTAAATAAGGTTTAATTTGCTCTGATTGGTTCTTAAGTTTTATAGAATTGTACTGTTTACAAGCATCTAAAGCTAACTTAAGCTGCTCTATCTTATTTTTACTATTTTGAATTTGTCCCTCATTTAACTCTCTTTCCTTGACTAATTTTTCATTATGTGAAATAGCTGCATCAGCACTAGCATTAAAATTAATAATTTTTCTTTCTTCATTTTCCAAAGCTGATATCTTCATTCTTAAGATTTGAATTTTCTCTTCATTCTCAGCCTGTTTTACTACATTATTATCAATAATAGCTTGTCTTTTTTCTTCATATTCTTTCTTAGATTCTTCATCTTTAAGTAAAATAGATTGTCTCTTTCTTTCTATTTCATGAAGTCCTTCATTAACTTCATTTTCCTTTAATAATTTAATCTTTTCATTATTCTCAGTTATTTCTATGTTTTTAGCTTCAATTTCTGTAATTTCATCTTTAAGTTTTACACCAGCAGCACATACTTCTTTAATATCTGCTTCTAATATTTCTTTAGCTTCTTTAGTAAGATCTATTTCATTTCCACAACCATCACATTTAATAATTTTACTTTCCATATTACCTATCTTATTTTTCTTGGTCTTATAATCTGCTAATAGTTCATCTTTTCGAGCTTTCTTAACCTCTATAGGCAATAAACTCTGCAAAGCTATATTATTAAGTGTTGCTTTAATGGTGGCTTCCTGTACTCTTAATTCATTTAATTCAACAGTACTGTCCCTAGGTTTTTGCAATTTAGATAATTCAATTTCAATAGTATCTGCTTGCTTTAATTCATCTAACTCATTTTTTAAAGATTTTAATTTACAATCATCAAATACTTTTTTTTCTAATGCCTCCATGGGCTTTAATCCATCTTGTACACCTTCCAAGTAAATAATATTTTCTTCATGTTCTTTTATGTCGGACCTAGTATCATGCATAAAAGTTTCTGGTATTCTAAAGCCATTATTTAAAAGCACTTTTTTTAGATATTCACCAAGTTCAATAAAAATTTCATCCCTACTGATTGGTTTAAGTACATCTGAAAGTAGTTGTTTAGCATCCTTTGGTGCTAAATCTGGGAAATAGTAAGGATTAACTATGCTTAAGAAAACATTTTTATTTTTAAATATCTCTCTAGCAATATCATTCGTGCTACTCTTAGCATCATTCCAATAGACTTCATTGCCACTACCTTTTTTTCTTCTAATAATTGTTTGTGGTTCTCCATCTAATAAGAAATCTAAAACTATCTCAGTTACTTTTGGCCTCTTATCATTAACAAGTCTTGTTGCTGCCTTCTCGTTCCCCCAGATATCACAACCTGTTAACGCCCATACTATTGCTTCACCTATAGAACTTTTGCCTAGCCCGTTATCGCCCGCTACGACCGTTCTATGCCCTAAAATGTATTCTTGCTTGTCCTTATATCCTTTAAAACCTGTAATTGCTATATTAGTTATTTCTAATTGCATTCAAATTCTCTCCTATTCTGTGTTATAATTTACTTGAATATTTTCATATTGCTACTTGGACTACTTTGGTCGGTGTCCTTGTAGCTTTTTAAAAATTTATTTTGCACTCTGCTTAACTTCTGTGTATTTTTCAAATTTTCACCCTCTTCATTTCTGCTACAATAAGTTTATCCAATTGTTGGCTTAACTTTATAGTGATGGGTGCCAATATACCATTATTTTCAATGCTCTTAATTAATTTTTCTCTTAACTCTTCCATTCCCTTTGATAAATCTTCTAATAATTTTTCCATTAAAGTAAATCTCCTATTTTATAAACTATCTCGCTACTACTCCCTCTTAGCCTGTAGTGGGTTCTGTGTATTTCCTACAGCTTTACCAATTATAAATTATGTTATGTTTTAATTTAAGGCTATTCAGCCTGTTATCTTTAGTCTTTATTAATTAATTCTTCTAATGCTATTCTTACTGGATCTCTACCGAACTTTTCAATTAAGAAATCAAGTAGCATACTGTAATAATTTGATAACGCCTGTTCGCAAGGAGCTCCATTGCAGGTTACTGTAAATTCATCGTAATTAATTCTTTTTGACATGATTGTCACTCCTTATGTTTCTGCATTTTATATTATATGCAGTTTAGTCATTTGCGTTACTGAATTAACTTTTTGCCTCATCTTCTCCGAAAATCTCTTTTTCACTAATTCCAAATGCTTGAGCTATGGCTCGTCTATTATTTTTACGCGGATATGAATGTCCTTTTTCCCATGCCCAATATATTCTTTGTCCTGTGAAGCATTTCTCTGCTGCCTGCTCTTGGTTCCATCCTTTTATTGTTCTAAGAACTTCCATTTTTTTAAACCATTCCAAGTTTTTAAATATTTCACTCATACTTCACCTACTCTCTTTATTTGTCATTATTTTCGCTTATTAGCGTTATTTTTGCTTACATTCACATTTTACGCTATTGTTTTTACGCTGTAAATCGTATTATTTCGTCATTTTTCTGTCTATAGGTGTAAAAACTGCCAATTTCTAAGATTATTTTCCACTTTCATAACATATCTAAAATTTACGCCAAATTATTGACAAAACAGCGTAAATTACGTTATTATTCTTTTAACAAGTATTATCATATATAATTAATAGGAGATGAATTATAGTGACTTTAAGTAAAACTGATTTAGGAAAAAAAATTAAAGAGGCTAGAAAGTTAAAATCAGAACGAAGTGGTAAAAAATATACAGGACAAAATTTAGCAGATGATTTAAAGCTTTCACGAAGTTATATAGGCGATATTGAGAGTGGCAGAAAATACCCAAGTTATGAATTACTAACTGCAATTGCCGATGCTTGTGAAGTTCCCTTTTCTTTTTTTAATGAATCAAATTATTATGAAAAACCAAAATTTAATCTTGATACCAGTTTTAATACACTTTTTGCTGGACCTGGTAAATCTCATTCACCTGAAAATATTGATTTGAAAGAAATAAATAATATGGATTTGAATTATAGTTTTATAACAATTCCTATTGTTGGATCCATAAGAGCTGGTCATCCTATATGGGCAGAAGATAATTTACAAGGATATATTCCTGTTTCAAAAAATAGCCTGAAAACTGATAGCATATATTTTGGATTAAAGGTTAAAGGTGACTCTATGAACCTTGAATTTGATGAAGGAACTATATTAATAGTTGAAAAAACACCTTGTATTGAAAATGGTGAAATTGGAGTAATTAGAATAAATGGGTTTGAAGCAACAGTGAAAAAAGTTGTATTAAATGATGATATGATTACCTTAATTCCTATGTCAAATAATCCTGAGCATATTCCAAACATGTATAATTTAAAAACTGATGATATTGAAATTATAGGCAAGGTCAAACAAGCCATTAAAACATATTAATTATTGAGGTGTTTTTATGAAAATAGCAATTTATTCACGTAAATCTATATTTACAGGTAAAGGTGAAAGCATAGAAAATCAGATAAAACTTTGTAAAGAATATTGTGATATTCATTATAAAAATGAAAATTTAGAATATATAATTTATGAGGATGAAGGTTTTAGTGGAAAAAATATTAAAAGACCACAATTTCAGAATTTACTAAATGATGTAAAATCTAAACAAATTAATATACTAATTTGTTACAGATTGGATCGTATTTCAAGAAATGTAGCTGATTTTTCGTCAATTTTAGAATTATTAGAAAAGTATAATGTTGATTTTATAAGCATAAATGAACGTTTCGATACAAGTACCCCTACCGGACGTGCAATGGTTTATATTTCATCTGTTTTTGCACAATTAGAAAGAGAAACTATAGCTGAACGTGTTAAAGATAATATGATTCAACTAGCTAAAATGGGAAAATGGTCTGGTGGCCAATTACCATTAGGATATACTTCAGAAAAAGTACATTATATGAATGAAGAAATGAAAGAAAAAACTTTTATTAAATTAGTACCAGTAGATAATGAATTAGATACTATCCAATTTATATATAATAATTTTTTAACTAAAGGTTCAATTTTAAATGTAACTAAAGAATTGAATTCTCATGGATATAAAACTAAAACTGGAATTGATTTTGAAATAACTGGGGTCAAAAGAATTTTAAGAAGTGCATTATATGTTAAATCTAGTGAATTCGTACATGAATATTTAAAATCAAAAAAATATAATGTTTTTGGTGAAGCTAATGGTAATGGTTATTTAGGATATAATAAAAGAACTGATAAAGATAATATAATTATTGCAGTTTCTAATCACAAAGCAGTTATTTCATCAACTGATTGGTTAAGTGTTCAAAAAAAATTAGATGCTAATATTAAGAGATCAAAAGAAACATCAAATAGAAATGGTACTGGGTGTAATGATACATTGTTTTCTGGATTATTAAAGTGTGGCAAATGTGGTTCAAATATGGTTATTAAGTATAATGGAAAAAATAAAGATGGTATTAGTTATATTTATTATACTTGTTCGAATAAAGAGAAAAAATATCTAACTAATAGATGCGATATACCTAATCTAAGAAGTGATCTTGTAGATCCTATAATAGTTAATAATATAAAAATATATAATAAAGATATATTAATAAAAGAGTACAAAAATAAATTAAGTGAGTTACTAGAAAATTCCGATAAACAAATAATTAATGATTTAAAATCACAAATAAATGATAAGGAAAAACAAGCACGCAATCTAGTTACTGAGCTATCAAAAACTGAAAGCGAAGACGTCAAGGTTTTATATAGAGCTCAAATTGATGAAATAATCAAAGAAATAAATAAATTAAAATCAATAATTTCTAGCAGCGAAGAAACTCAACTTCAACTGAAAGATACTATTATGAATATAAAGCATTTAATTCAAAGTTTTATAGATTTTAATAACTATTTTGATAACGCAATTGATATTAATATTAAACGGACTTTGCTCAGAAATATAGTTGAAAAAGTAACTTATGATGCTGACAAAAAAGATTTTAATGTGAATTTTTTTCGCATAGACAGTATGCAGTTAGATAGTGCAAGCGAACCCTTGGACTGCAACTTATATACAAGCAAAAGGAGACGTAATTGCAGATTTACATGA